TATCTGCCGAAAGTTCTGGGTTTGCATAACCGTTTGTAAATGTTAATGTTGAACCACCAGATAATGTTATTGTTTGTGATGAGGTTGTCGAAACCGCCGCAGCACCACCAGATGTAGCACCTGTGACTGTGTGAGCACCACTAAATGCAACCGTATTACCAGATGACGCAATACCATAGTTTGAGTATTGTTCTTGTAAGTAGTAAAGAATATTATTTGTAGAATCAAATTCTACTACTCTTCCTACTGCACCTGTAGTCGATTGAGTAATTTTTTCATCAATTTCATATGTTGCAGATGGGTTTGCTGCAAGTTTAAGTGCGAATGTTTGTCTACGAGTCGATGCACTAGATACTGTTGTTGTACCAAAGTTGAAAGGGTCTTTAACAATACCAACTTCTCTGAAGTCGTTTGCAACTGTTAAGTCATCACCTTCTGCTTGTTCTAGTTTAACATTCATCATTACATAATGTCCACCCAATTCAGAAACAGCATTGTCACCGTGTCCACCTTTTGGAGATATCATTACTTCTACTGCACCACCAGAACCACTACCAATATTTGCAGAAGTAGTTAATGCTGTATTAGAAAATACTGTAGATAAATCAACTGTACCAAATGTGTATCCAGCACCAGCTGCATAAACATTTGAACCTGTAGAACCTTGTTTTACAATTGCACCACCGTTGACTTTAATCTCAACAATGCCACCATTCGCTCCACCAGCGTTTGTACCGTCACCATCAATCGCTGCATAGTAAGTACCGTTTGTATAACCAGAACCAGCAGTTACTCTAACTGTATCGATTGAACCATTGACTGCCGCAGCACCCACTGAAGAATCTGTTGTTACTGGAAGGAAGTCTGAAGTTAAAAACTTCTGTACTTCTGAAGTTGTAAGTTTGAACATATATTGAAGTGTATATCCACCCAATTCGAATGGGCCTGTAACTTCAGATGTAGGTTCTGCACCACTATATGCTACACCACTGTTATTGTCAAGTACTTTATATACTCTGTAGTCAGAAGTCATAAAGTAGAATGTAGAATCAAATAAGTTTGATGCACCACTAGTTGTAGTGTTAGATGCACTTACGTCATGTTCGTACATATCATAAGTTGTATTGTTTGCCCAGTTCCTACGAGGAATAACAAAAGAAACATCTGAAGCAGAAATCAATTTAGCAGCAAGCATTGAATCCCACTTATAAAATTCTGTTGTTATATCATCTTTAGGTGTTGGGGGTGCATTGTCGTTTCCACCAGATGTACTGTTTGTAAACGGTGAACTCTTACCTATGAAAAGGTAGTATGTAGATTTAGCTGCTTCAGAGAACGATTCTTGAAACTGTTCTGCATTGTGCAATCTAAACTTTTCTGTAATAATCGCTGCCATGTTATTTTTCCATTATCCTTTTATACTTTTATTTATTACGATGGTTTAGTGGGCCATGTAACATCATTTAGTGAGGTAGCACTTTTTGTGATATCTCTAAGTGCCTGACGATAGGTAGTCCAATCTGATTTAATGCTACTAGGTACGTCATTACCTTGTGTCCAATCAGTTTCAGTTAAACGTCTATTACGTTCCTCACGCAATAACTTTAATGGTTGGGCATCTGTAATTTCTTTCTGTTTCGCTTGAAATTCAGCCCAAGTAAAACTCCAATCTGCTTCTGCAAGAGAAAAGTTTTCTTTGAATTTTGCTTTTGTACTAGCATCTGTACCTGTATATGCCCACTCTTTACTTGGTTCTAATGCGATTAAAATATCTAATATCATGTGTATAAGACCTCCATTGCCCAGAACATAGATCGTGTGTTGTGGTTAGACATATCACCAGAGGTATTTGCTGGGTTTCTATTTAAAACACCATTATGAGTACGAGTATCTCCCGAACCAGATGCTGTATAGATAGTATATGTTCCAGCAGCCTTACCTGTAAAAACAGACTGCAAGGTAACTTTAGATTGTCTACGAGGAGAAGAACCATCTTCACCAGACAATGCGTAAATATCATCTCCAAGGTGAATAGCATTTCCCTCGTCACCACTTATCCACATCCAATGGTCATGAAAATTTGAAGAAGCGTATGCGTAGTAATGTCCACCTGTTACAATATAAGAAGTAGCTGCATCATATTGTTTTGTAAATGCAGCACCTATTCTTGCATTGGTAGGATAATAAAAATCTAAAGAACCCAACTGAGTTCCACCTTGACTAAAACTAACTTCTGTATTATTATTATAAAGAAGTTTCCATGATGAAACAACTTGAGAAATAGTACCCCATGACATTGTACCATCAGCATCAGACAATAATGCTTGTCCAGATGTACCGTTTCCAGATACATTTAATTCTGAAGCACCCACTGAGTTATCTGCTATTTTAGCAGAAGTAATTGCATCTGCAGCTAACTTACCAGTAGTAACATTTAAATCTAATATCTTAGCGGTAGTAATTGCATCTGCAGCTATCTTACCAGCAGTAACATTTAAGTTAGAGAGATGAGCGGTGTTAACTGAACCATCGTGTAATTGTGCTGATCCAACTGAATCATCAGCCATCTTTGCTTGAGTTATTGCATCATCGGCGATATCTGCTGTAGATACTCCACCATCCCCAAGTCCACTTGCTGTAATTTTATCAATTGCCATAGTTTTCTATCCTTTAATGTAATGCTACCCAAGCACTACCAGCATATGCTTCGATTTTACTTGTAGTACTATTGTATACTATCATTCCAACAGCAGCAGTCAACGCATTACGTTGAGTTGTTGTTACTGTGTTTAATTTCAGTGCATTACCAGTACCAGAAACAGTAATGGATGTTCCACTGATTGCTGTACCTGTAATTGCAGCAGGGGTGTTACCACCAACAACACCATCTACGTTACCAGTTACATTTCCTGTTACGTTACCAGTGATGTTACCAGTGAATACACCAGCGATTGCACCAGAACCAGTAATTGTTGGTGCAGTCAATGTCTTGCCAGTAAGTGTCTGTGTTGCAGCAGTACCAACAAGTTCTTGGTTTCCACCAGCAGGAAGTGTCAGTGTGTTTGTTACACCAGCACTATGTGGTTGTGCGATAATCTTTTGTCCATGTGAGTTTTGTTCACAGTTCAGTGTGATTGCACCAGAGTTTGAACCACCACCTTGAACCTCTACAATTTGAGTTGCTGGAGTTAAATCCAAATTACCAGATGCAGTTGAAACATTACCTGTGACGTTACCTGTCACATTTCCTGTTACGTTACCAGTAATATTACCTGTCACATTACCAGTTACGTTACCAGTAATATTACCAGTGAATACACCAGCGATTGCGCCTGTACCTGTGATGGTAGGACTTGTTAAATTTTTGTTTGTGAGTGTTTGTGCCGCAGTGAGGAGAGTAACAGTATCAGCAGTAAGAGCAGAACCATTACCAAGTTTGGTATAGAGTTCTACAAAGTTGTCATTGATTTTGTCACCACCAGTGCGTAAAGAATCACCAGTACCGTCATTGGCGGTATTACCTAATCCTAATGCTTGATATGCCATGTTAGTTTTCCTTTAATTTCTTTCTATTATTTATAAGACTTTTTTAGTTATGCTGTATCAAAAGTTCTTACATTATCGTCAAATTCCACGTTATCGGAACTAAACCTTGTGCCACTAGATGTTACAATTATCTCACTAGGTGGAGGCACATTGACTCTTGTTCTATATGCTCCAGCTGGTATGATATATTTATCTATCTCATCGAAAGTAGCATTCGTTGAGTCAAATTTTGTTCCACTATCAAATTCATTACCATTGATTTCTTTTATGGATACTTCATTGATTTTATATGTTCCCCATTGGTCAATAGTATATAAGTCACGAGTTTCATTTCCAGTTTGTGTTGCACTTCTGTATATGCCTGGATAGTTTGGTATCTGTGCATTGTCTCCAATAGGGGGAACTGCAAATGCGTACTTAGGAAGATTGTCTAATGTATTACCACTTGCATGAGAACCTCTACCTGTTCTTAGAACAACAGTAACATCCCTATGTAATGTAACATCTCTTTGTCCACTTGTCAAGTCCGAAGATTCTGGAACACCAACACCAGCATTGACTCTTGCAGTTGAATCATCTATAGTACCCAAACGTCTACCAAATACTGTCGTGAATAGATTAGTAAATGTAGATGCAAGTTCTGGTGAGTATGTATCGTCACCAATGTAATCTCCAACAGAACCAGCAGTTGGGTTTTGAATAGTTGCAGATACAAGTGTTGAGAATGAAACTTCACCGAACACATTCCAACCAGCTGGGTGAACAGAACGTCTTACACTTTCTCTCCACTCGTTGATTGATTGTCCAATACGAACCACATATGAATAGTCTTGATAGAAATTAGAATCTTGAACCTTCATTTCAGATTCAGATACTTTACCTTGGTCGTTTACAAAACTACCAACCGTTTGTCCAACTGTTCCAATATTAGAGGACGCTTTAGATGGAGTGGATTGATATACAACACATGTCGCACCTGTTATAGATGTGATTGTGTCTCCCTTATTAAAGTCAACACTTGTGTCAATTTCTAAAATGTGGGTTGTAGGATTAAAGTTTACAACCACACCAGAATGACTTGTTAGTTGATCACCAGCAGTAAAACTACCAGATACATCCTTAACTAACATGTTTCTATTAAGAGTAAAGTCTGGTGCAGATGCATAATCTAAACCAAAGTTTGTAATAGAGATTCCCTCTACATGTCCAACCATTGGAGTCTGAGTTGATGCCGCATATAAACTTGAACCGTTACCAGACGTAGTTGCACTGTCAGATACCAAAGGTAGTTGTATGAAACCATTACCCTTATCAATCATTTCAATCTTAGTAATCTGTCCACGTTCATTCGCATTACTGCCAGGAGCATTACCAAAGGTTGCAGTCTCTATAACAATCTGTCCACCATCTTCCATAACTAGATGGTCTAATTCCCCGACAGTTTCTTCTTGGTTTACATAGAATCTATCTTCTGTAACCATTAAGTTACCATCTTCAGATATAAAATGGTCTGGTGCAGTTGCTTGTTCTAGATTAAACGCACCACCAACAACAGCAATCTTTGCACGAACATCTTTACCTTCAGTGTTATCAACATTGAATACAAGTTCTTCACCGACAGAATATCCCTGTCCACCATCCTCAATTAATATCTCATCAATAGAACCAACACCAGCAGATTCAACACGAGCGGTTGCTGCATTGTTTCCAGCACCACCAGTTACACGAACAGGGTCAGCAGTATTATAATATGCACCCCCTGTCGTTACAATACCTTCAACAACAATACTTTTAATCTCACCAGATATTTCTAAGTCAAGACTAGTATCAATTGTTGTACCAGTTTCTCCAGCAACAAATGTTCCTACAACAGAGTTTGCATCTAGATTCAACTCAGCAATTTGAGCTGCACCTTCTCTAAATTTAATAACTGTTGCAATGATTGCTGTTGCACCAGATGTTCCACCAGTGATTGTTTCACCAATTGCATTATTAAAATCAGATGTTCCTGTTTCAACAATACGAATAACTTT